AGATGGCTAGGGAGATCCCTACAAATATCCTGCTTGATGAATACAGACCTTGTAGCCTGTAAAGCATCAAGAAGTGATGGACTCGTACGAAATATTCGTTCGACGTGCCAACAGGATATTCGATCTGAGGCTTCCGACAAATCAATTGTCGAAGGTCCAGAACTTTGGGATGCCTTTAGAGCAAGATTACCGTTCTTCTCTTGTCGTTGAAAGTCAACGAATTGGGAGAATATGGTCATCTTGATGCGCGAGTAGAAGTAATCACGAATTGATTGCTGGCACCATTGAAGATATGTGGGCTCAGCGGCAATTAGCCGAGGAGTCACAATCGTCTTTGGAACAGCGATCAGTCGTGCTGGGATCTCTTGCGAGAACCCGGCTTCTTCTCGATCATGTGCAGAACCGCACAGATAGTTCGCAACAGCGAAATCACTGTACGGAAAGCACCTTTCAAGGCGTTCAGGCCAACCGGTAAAAGCATACTTGTATGCTCCATATGGTTGATCAGACACCGCACCAGGTCCATGCCTAAAGCGATACTGAGTAGGGTCGTAGTGACCCAGCACTGATGCAAGAATGTCAGCGACAAGCTGAGTATTCTTGAGCAGTGTGTGATTCTCAGTACCAAACGTCTCTCTTTCGTTTAGAAGCGGAAGAGCTTCGTTTTGTTCGCAGACTCGTAAATCTGTAAGAGACAGATTACGGGCCATAGAACTATCGAAGATTCGATAGTCATCCCAATTGAGGGATGGCGATCGTATAGACGAGTCTATCCTGACGAACTCCTTAACAGAAAGAGATTTCTGAAGAGGAGAACAGTCTAGACGCAACTTACGAACAACTCCTAAGAGTTGACGTATGAGGCGGATAGCCTGGGTGTCAGGATTAGGCTTTAAGGAGCCAGAACGATCGAAAACGCGTAGGGTGAGACCCCGTAACAAACGTGGGATCGCCCCCTCGCTCCGACCCGTTCCAAAGTGGAACAGGTTGGATCGAGTGAGACGCTTCGCTTCGAGGCATTTATCAAAATGCTTTCGAAACGATGGCATAGTATCAAGTGCAAACCTGATACCATGACATTCGATCGCAGAGCTTAGCCGTTTGAAGTCTCGGCGAAACTCTTTGGCTTGGTCAGGGTACAGAAGAGCACAATCGTTTAATTGTGCTCCCAACGTACCTAGGACCAACTCTGCGTAGCTTTTCATACTAGTCATGGATGTTCTCCGTGAGTTAGTATCTACGGCTAAGCAGAACTCTCTGAACCATCTGCGGGGTCTTCGGTTGAAGGCCCCGCTTAGGGAACCCTTACTTGGTCGCGAGTCTTACGACTCGAAACCAAGAAGCTTCGTAGCAATGCCGCCAGCTTTGACCATGTAAAAAGACATGGCCTCGCTGACGTCAATGATATCGGAGTTCGTACCATTCGGATCGTTCCGAATGGTAAACGAGATCTCCGACTGCGAACCAGGAGTGTCACCGACGGGCTTCAGATACCTGGTGAACGTCACAGTGTGACGGTCATAGGCCTGAGTCCCGGCTTTGACATTGTCCGTGGTGTGCCGCACTTTCGCGCGGTACGTCACGGTGGTGTCGTCCAAGTAGTACTCGGACGAGTAGCCATCCTGATTGATGAGAGGAAGCACCTTAGCGGTGCCGCCTGATCCATCAAGCGTGAGGGTGAGAGATGTGCCTAACATGAGAGTAGTCCTTCCTTGTAGTGCCAAACACTCAGCGTTTTAAACGCTGGGTGAACAGCGCGCCAAGGATCGACAGTCGAAACGTATCCAAAAAGGGTACGTTGAACCCTGCAGTTACCACACTAGACACGAGACGTGTTTTAGTGGTGGCTGTGAAGGCGCCTGTCGCACGAAGGGTCGAATCTTTGGCCCCTTGTGAGGTGATGGGACGAGCGATGTAGATCCGTTTACTCTCGGACATGAAACACATGTCTGAAGAGACAACCGGAACAGTGTTAGCGTTCGCAATCGCGAATTTGCTAACATTTGTGAACCAGTTGATAACCCAGGTCCATGGGATTAACTCCCATGCGCCCTGGAGCATACCTGCGTAGGTAAGCCCCAGGACGATCCTGCGTGCTCGACTGGAAATCTCTGCATCGTTCAGACGACGCGAAGGCAGCGAGGAAGGCTTCCATTTAATGGTTGCCCATCTTCGACGTTTGACGGTAACGTCATAGTTGAAGTTGACGAAGTTGGAAGGCCCGTAAAGGGGCCAAACTTCGATTCCTTTAGCGTTCTGCGTGTCGTCACCCATCTTAAGGCGTCTCCGGAGTCCCCGGCCGCTCTGAAGCTTATAGAGCTCATTGATTTTCTTTTCAATGTGCGCCTGTAAGTCAAAGAGCTTCCTGACGTCCTCGAATAGAGGTAACCAACCGAACTGAGCACCTAGATAATATGACGCCGTTTCTTGCGGAGTCATAAGTCTCTTGGGCTTAGTAACGAGGCGACCTAAATCGCGGATCATCTTGGGGAGCTGTACCAAGTCTTGCAGCAACATGAGAGGACTAATGACAGGCTTGTTGGGATTTGTCCCAGCAACCAAGTCAAGAGTCCACCCACTCGGTGCCGGCAACACACTGGTCGTAAGACCAGATGAGTTGACCGACATCGGCAAGTCTCGGAAAACAGTCTTGACAGCAATGCCGACATTGTAAGACGATGTTACGTTGCCATTCACTCGAATGCTTCCAGCAAACTGGTTGGAAGTAAACGGTGAGGAAACAACGGGTCTACCACGATAATCATCGACGGTATTTGTGTTAAACAAATTCCGTGTTTGAGTATTTTGGTATACATCGTTATTATACGAGTCCCAATACCCGGTAAGGGTAGAAGGACGCGTACGCTGTCGGAATATGCGTGCCATGCTCCAACTGCAGTAACCGAGGCCCAAAATTGGGAAGCGGCTTAAGCTCGGAGCCCCGCGTAATGCGG